TCCGAAGACATGGGTGCGATCGTCATGCATGGAGACAGGATCAGACAGGCAACAGGCGCACACGTTGCCTTCATTCACCACAGTGGCAAAGACAAGGCAATGGGGGCACGAGGCCACAGCAGCCTGAGAGCAGCAACAGACACCGAAATTGAGGTGGTGCCGGGGGAAGACGCGTCGTGCGCCAGTGTCGTTAAGCAAAGAGAGTACGAATCCGGCCAAGAATATACGTTTTCCCTGCTTCAGGTGAAGGTTGGAACGAATACCAGAGGCAAGGAGATAACGTCATGCGTTGTCGAGGCATCTGATGCGCCGGCACCCAAGCAACGCAATAAGAGGGTCGGTGGCAAGAACCAGAAGACAGTCCTCAAGGCTCTCAAACACGCAGTCAGCGCAGAAGGCACACCCAAGCTGACGGGGGTTGACCTTCCACCCCTGCCATACGTCACCGAAGACGCGCTCAGAGCAGCCGTCTATAGGAAGCTGGCAGGTGACGAAAGACACAAGGCAAGCAGGTTCAGTGAGGCACTCGATTCGCTCATAAATGATGACCATGTTAATCGTGATGGAGAGAGAATATGGGTGTGTTAAATAGGTTCCCGTTTACACCGAAAAGCCCGTTTTACCACCGAACGGGAAAAACGGTATATCCGGGAATTTAACACCGAAAACACCGAATTACCTTTAGGTATTCGGTGTTCGGTGCAAAACCGGTACGAAAGATAAAACGGTTAGGAAGGAAAACAGAAAATGAGAGCAAGAAAACCAGATCGGATTATTGAACCTGGCGTCGTGGGAAGCGACGTTGCCGAAGCAGTCTATCGGGCAACACTGCCTCTCGATGAAGTCGCACACAAAATGGAAATGAAGTGGGGGATCGATCGGCTGGAAAAATTGGTCACACCAGACCTCGCTGCGAAGTTCGGGGTAGCCAAGGCACATCTCGACAAGGCCATTGACGACAACGACCCGGCAATGGTCGTTCAGAAAGCATCTGCCCTCATACGCGGATGGCATGCCCTCGACCAGTATGCGACCAGCCAGGGTGCGCCCATCATATCTGAGGTGGCAGCGGCAGCGGTGTGGAACTGGCAAGATCCGGTGTCTGGAGAAGCCTTCGCCATTGCCGTGGACGAGGCGTCGGCCAGGACAGTGGGAAGTGAATTAGACGTCACGGTCTACACGCTCGACGAGATCGCCAGGATTTTAGCCCACGAAAGGATGAAAGTGGTCAACCTGGCTAAGAAAGTCTTCCCCAATAGCAGGGTCAAGAAAGTGACAAATACCAGAAATACCCCTTTGAACGACTCCATTCCATTTTGAAGGATTAACATGGCTAAGAAAAAGAAGAAGGCAGTTTTCACGACAGATCGTGGCACAGACGAGGCTAGGGCGCATGGGGAGTTCGTTGAGGTACCCACCGCCACAACTGGGGTAGTTGCCATCAGGAGCGTCACCGCAGACCCTCTGACGACGTATTACAGGCGCAAGGCAGTGACTCACGACCAGTTCCTGGCGGGTGAGCGGTTTGGGGATGACTTCCGAAGGGCTGGCCTCGACGCCTCACCATCCCAGACTAGATACGGTGCAGTCGGTGGTGGGGCATCAGATGAATATCTGGAGCGGGTTAACGACACCAAAAAACGGGTCAGAAGAGCCGTTGCATACGTTGGGTGGCCTATGTCTTCCATAGTCGAGCATGTCGCAGGTCAGTGCCACACTGCGGGGTCTTGGAGCTTTGTCGCCGGCAGTAAAAGGCCAGACCACGACGGCATGGTGGCCCTGAGACTCGCACTCGATAGCCTTGTAATTCACTATAAAATTAAAGTTGTATATAGGTAGGGCTTCACGCCATGTGATGTCGTCTCTATGGTTTTTTTATGTTGAGCCAACTGGCTCTTCATCCTCCCTGTTAAAATCCACCCCGGCAAGGCGTCGGGGTTTCTTTTTGGGGTAATCTCATATGGCAAAGCCCACAGTCAGAACAGAGGCAATGATCGAAGCAATTCTCATTGGTCTGGGCAATGGCCGCTACGAAAATCATTTGTGCAAGGAATTGGGTGTTAACCCGGCAACCGTAAGGGACTGGAAGCGTAAGGACGCTGACTTGAGGGAGAATGTGCGAGAGGCACGTTGTGACGGCATCTTGACTCGTCTTGAAGTTGACAAGCTGGCACTTGAGAATGCTGTAACACGCGACGAAATATTGAAGGCCGACAAATGTTTGGCCCACTCACGGTGGGAAGCAGAGAAGCTGCTGAAGGACTTCCAGCCCATCCAGAAGCAAGAGGTATCCCATGTGGGGCCTTACGTTGTGGGCTGGGAAGACGACAGCCCAGTCGTCGGACCAGACAAGATTATACCCGACAGCGTGTTGGATGACATGACGAAGGATGATGTCGCCAACTGATACCGGGGCGATGTGTGGGGATGTCGGTGATGTTGGTTGCCGTTGTCGTATGCCGCGCCTCGCGCACGGGAATGGGTGAGAAGGTCAGCACATAACGTGAACACAATACGAATAGCCCAGCATTATCAGTAAGTTGCTGGGTTTTTGGGCAAAAGTTTTCCATAATGGATATTATGCGGGAATGTCCCAGCTATACAATAAAATCAATGGGTTACATCGTAGGCTGGAATAAAAATAATTTATTTTCCCCTATATGGGAGGGGGGGGGTACCCCCGGATTTTCGCCGGATCTGGCTTCTCGATGGGTCCACCACCCAAACCCGACACATATTCCAGAAATAGAAGGTGTACACTATGGCAAGGGACAGGGGCTACGCCAAGGAGTACCGGGAATACCATGCCAAGCCATCACAGGTGGAGCGCAGGGCTGGCAGGAACGCCGCCAGGGCGAAATTGGTAGAGGCTGGCAGGGTCGGCAAGGGTGACGGCAAGGACGTTGACCACAAGGACCGCAACCCCACGAACAATGGGGTTGGCAACTTGCGGGTGCAGAGTGTCGCTCAGAACCGTGCCAGGAACAGCAATCGGACGAATACCAAGGGCGGTTTGCTTGCTGGTAAACGGAAATCTTTACTGGGGTAATGTGATGTGCGCTTGGTTATCCCTGATGTTATCACGCCTACGGAAGCTGTCGGAATAGCGGAGAGCGTTGATTATATTGACCTTGGCGGTGATTTATTCACTGGGATTATTGCTAAAATAAGGGAATACGCGCCGATAAGCATTGACCCTCCATCGTATGGCAGGGTTGAGCGGCGGCGTGAGGGTCATCCTTGGCATTCGGATACTGGTGCGAATGGTCACATGGCCTGGTGTGAATACAGTGCGGGGATTTTATTGACGGATCCACATTCGTTTACGGGTGGTGGGTTTTTCTTTCAGTCGGATCCTACGGAGCCGGTATTTCATTACTGTGATTTGATTTTATGGTCGTCTGGTCCAGAGAACGCGCACAAGGTGTCGTCCAATAGCGGGGGTCGCATTTCTTTAATCATGTTTTTCGGGGGATCGAAAAATGGCTGATGCCAACGTAATCACGATTCCTTATCGGCCCAGGCCGTTGCAGAAGGTATTCCACGATAATTGCCGGCGGTTTTCGGTTGCGGTGTGTCACCGGCGTTTTGGTAAGACGGTTATGGCGATTAACTGGCTGCTTCGTGAGGTTTTGACATCAAAGCACAAGAGGGCGCAGGGAGCATACATTGCGCCCACTTATGGTGCTGCAAAGCGTATTGCTTGGATAATGTTGAGGGATTATGCGGGTGTGCTGCCTGGTGTGAAGTTTAACGAGGCTGAGTTGCGTTGTGACTTCCCTGACGGGCAGCGTATTTGGTTACTGGGGTCTGAAAACCCTGATGCATTGCGTGGAATGCGGTTGGATGCTGCGTGTTTAGATGAATACGCTGACATGAATAGTCGGTTATTCCCTGAAATTGTACGACCCGCGCTTTCTGACTTTGGTGACGGCAAGTGTTTGTGGATTGGAACGCCGCGTGGTGAGAACCAATTCAAGGAAATCTACGATACTGCGAAGGAGCGTATGGGGGCTGGCGACCCTGAGTGGTTTGCCATGTTGTTCCCTGCGTCTGAGACTAATGTCTTGGCACCGAAGGAGTTGGATGCTGCCCGTGCGACAATGGATGAGTCGCAGTATTTGCAGGAATTCGAGGTTTCTTGGGCTGCTGCCTTAATTGGGGCTTATTACGCGTCGCAATTAGACAGCATCGACCTTGCCGGCCAGATCGGCAGGGTTCCTTGGGAGCCTAATTTGCCGGTGACAACGGCATGGGATTTAGGGATGGCCGATTCAACGGCCATATTTTTTGTTCAGCAAGCCCGTGGGGAGAAGTATCTCCGGGTAATTGATTATTATGAGGATACAGGCGAGGGTCTACATCACTACATTAAGGAATTGAAGGCTCGGCCATACATTTATGGTGACCATTTGTTCCCCCATGATGTCATGGTGCGGGAATTGGGTTCCGGCAATAGCCGTTACGAGACTCTTATGAACCTGGGGGTAAGACCCACAGTTGTACCTAAGCTATCCGTCCAAGACGGTATTGAAGCAGTGCGAGGCTTGATCCCCAGGTGCTATTTCGATCGAGGTACTTGTTCTGAGGGGTTAAAGCACCTTCGGCACTACCATCGGCAGTTTAACGATCGCACAGGGGATTGGAAGGACAAGCCAAACCACGACAAGTCTTCACATGCCTGTGACGCCTTCAGGTATTTGGCTGTTGGATTGCGTGACGGCGACGGCGGCGAATACCGCCATGCAGCCCGGACGGGCCGCATGGGCGATGGTCGGCCAGTTGTTGTGGCATCGGATACGAAGATTGGTTGAGGTCGTCAGGGCGACATATGCCGATACGGTATTCATTGCACGGCGCATGCGTGAGATGGATGCAGAAGAGATATTCCCGTTAATGTGGAATGGCCGACCTGAAGATTTAGCCGCCGGCATATGCGCTGCCGGGGGGATTGCCAATGTCTCTCTCAGCAATGGGGTTCCCGTTGCTGCCTGGGGGGCTTGTTACATCCGACCCAATGTTTGGTCGGTGTGGATGTTTTCGACAGATCGTTGGCCTGAAGTGGCATTGACGGTTACGCGGAATATCAGGAAAGAGATGATGCCTTCGATGATCGATTCCGGTGCGGTTCGCGCTGAGTGTTGGTCTATGGAAGGCCATGACGTTGCACATCGCTGGTTGGGGGTTCTCGGCGCGGTGCGGGAATGTTCAGTAGAAGATTACGGTTCAAACAGAAAAACTTATTTTTGCTATTCATGGACACGCTCTCGTTTGGAGCGTGATGGAGGTTTTAGTCATGTGTCTGCCATCAGCCCCAAAGCCACCACCGGCACCTGAGCCACCTGAGCCACCCCCAACGCGGGATGACCCTGTGATTAATATGGAGGCTACGGCGAAGCGTAAGCGTTTGCTGGCGATGAAGGGCCGCAGGTCTACGATTCTGACTAGCTCTTCCGGCGACACTGAAGATGCAAATGTCGGCAAGACGACCTTGGGGGCTTAGGCATGTGTATTACGCCAAGTCGCCCTGCCCCTGCCCCTGCCCCTGCCCCTGCCCCTGCTGCTGCCCCGGCCCCGGCCCCTGCCCCGGCTGCTGGGGACAACACGATTGTTTCTGGCGGCTCGGAGAAAAAACTCAACAAGGCCAAGGGGCGTAGGGCGACTGTCCTGACCGGATCTCGTGGTGACCTTGACACTGCCAACATCGGCAAAGCCTTGTTGGGAGAGTAGACATGTGTGTAAGCCCACAAAATAAAGGCCAGTCATCCGGTGCAAAACCAAAGCCCGGATCCCTTGGCTACAGGCTTGACCAGGGTCAGCGTGTCGCACAGGCCACCGCCGGCGGTGGCACCGATGGGTCAACCATTTTAACTGGCACACCAAGAAATTCAGGGGTCGATGCCCTTCTCAAGACAACCCGGTTAGGGGTATAGGATGGAAAACAGCGAAATCTTTAGGCGGTTTGAATTGCTCCAAAATGGTCGGGGTGTTTGGGAATCGCATTGGGAAGAGATTGCAGAACGTGTATTGCCTCGATCGGCTGAGTTCACGGGTGAACGTGAGCAGGGCGACAAGCGCACAGAAAAATTATACGATGCAACAGCAGCCCTAGCACTTGAGAGATTTGCCGCTGCCGTTGAAAGTCTTTTGACCCCCCGTGGTGCGAAGTGGCACACGATGCGGTCAACCAATATCGAATTAAATAAAGACGATGATGTTCGCATGTGGTTTGACGGTGTTAGTGAGTCATTGTTTTCACATCGGTATTCACCCAAAGCCAACTTCGCCGGACAGATCCACGAATCTTATATGAGCCTGGGCGCATTTGGCACGGGCTGCACGTTTGTTGACGAGCATCCAGTTCGCGGCAGTATCTACCGGGCTTGCCACCTTGCAGACATCTTCATCGCTGAAAACGAACACGGCATGGTCGATACGGTCTTCCGCAGATTTGAGGTTACGGCCCGACAGGCACTGAGAATGTTTGAAGACGGTGCCTTGTCTGACGATCTACAAAAGGCTGCACAGGAAAAGCCAGACTCAAAGATTAAGTTGCTGCACGTTGTCATGCCCCGCACAGATCGGGACACGACAAAGGGTGGCCGTAAAAACGCGCCTTGGTTTGGCGGCTACTTTGAAATGGCAACAAAACACATGATCTCTGAGGGTGGTTTTGACACGATGCCTTACATCGTTTCAAGATACGTTACCGGCCCCCGTGAAACGTATGGCCGCTCACCTGCAATGACGATCCTCCCCGACATCAAGATGATTAATGAAATGTCGAAGACCGTCATCCGCGCAGGTCAGAAGGTTGTCGATCCCCCTCTGCTGGTTGCAGATGAAGGCGTGATGTTCCCCATTAATACCAATGCAGGACAAGTTACCTTTGCCCGCATGGATGGAAGGTCACAACCCCCAATTCAGCCTCTTTACACTGGCGCAAGAGTTGACATCGGCTTTGAAATGATGGAGCAGCGCAGGAAGGTCATCAACGATGCCTTCTTGGTGACACTTTTCCAAATCTTGGTCGAGACACCGACCATGACGGCGACAGAGGTGTTGCAACGCGCACAAGAAAAGGGTGCTTTGTTGGCTCCGACCATTGGTCGGCAGCAAACAGAGATGCTGGGGCCGCTCATTGAGCGTGAATTTAGTATTTTAGATTTGCAAGGTCTGATCCCTCCCTTGCCCCCAGCGTTAATTGAAGCAGGTGGCGAATACGAGGTTGAGTATGTATCGCCATTGACGAGAGCAATGAAGGCCGAAGAAGGCGTTGGCATTCTACGCACCCTTGAAATGGTGCAGCCCATTGCAGCCGTGGATCCCGGTGTTATGGATAACTTCGACACCGATGAAATCACACGAACCCTGGCCGACACCAACGGCGCACCGCAACGTATCTTGCGTAATCAAAAAGACATCGATGCCAAGCGTGAGCAAAGGGGTCAACAGGAAGCCCTACAACAAATGGTCCAGAGCGCACCCGACGCAGCCGATGCTGCATTGAAGGTCGCCCAGATCGCAGACATGGGGCAACTCGGCCCGTCACAATAAAGCATTGGGGGATCAATGGCAAAACCACAGCAGAACAAAGTTCAAGCAGAAATCATGCAAGCGTATCGAGAGATATTTTTGCATACGCCTCAAGGTCAAATCATTTTCAAGGATATGTTGAAATCGAGCGGCCTATTTAATATCAGCGGTGTTCGTCCAGATGGTGAATTACAGCATATGGAAGGTGGCCGCGATATGGTGCGCCGGATCATAACGATCCTCGCATTAGACGAAGACCAAATCACAAAAATTGCAATAGGAGACACAGTCAATGCCGAATGATGCAGAAGAGTCCGTCCTTGGGGCGGGTAACTCAGAAGCAGGGGATGATACCTGGAATTCTGGGCTTACAGATTACGATGATTTAGTCACCGCCAAGGGCTGGAGTGGCCCCGGTGACGTTCTCGAAAGTTATGTAAATTTGGAAAAGGCCGTTGGCGCAGACAAGGTTGTCCTGCCAACTTCTGGCACCGACTTGTCGGAATGGGAAGGCTGGTCGAAACTTGGCACCCCGGATGAGGCCGCAGGATATGAATTGGCCGCGCCCGAAGGTTTTGAGGGATACGACCAAGGGCTTTCCGATTGGTTCCGCGAAGCGGCGTTTGACTCCAAGATACCAGCGCCAATGGCGCAGCGGTTGCATGACAAATTTGTTGAGCGCATGGGCGGTCAGTTTGCAGATAACGCACAGGCTAACCAAGACCAACAGACACAGTGGGAAGGTGATCTCCACAAAGACTTTGGCCCTGCTTTTGATGAGCGTGTTGCACAGGCTCGGTCGGCCATTCGGGAATTCGGTTCGCCGGAACTTCAGGATCTGCTGGTTAAGTCTGGTCTTGGGTCACACCCTGAACTTGTCAAGGCTTTTTCAAAAATCGGCATGTCATTAGGCAGTGGGCCACAATTTAAAGATGCTGAAGGATCCGGCCAATTTGGAACCACGCCAGACCAGGCGCGGGAACAGATTGCAACGATCCGCAGTAACCCCGGCCTTTACGATGCCGGCCACGCAGAACATAAGGTGCTAAACGAGAAGTTGACGCGCCTGACAGAATTGGCATATGGCACAGATGTCATACGCTAATAACTCGATGGGCAACCCGTAAGGGTCCATCAAAAAACGTACAGGGTCCGATTCCGGGCAACCCTTTCCACCATACTTTTGTTTTAACCAACGCAAGGAGAATTGACTATGTCAGTTCAAATTACTAATGCGTTCGTTGAGCAGTACAAAGGTAATGTCGAACATCTCGTTCAGCAGAAGGGTTCCCGCCTTCGTGACTGTGTCTCTGTAGAGTCCGTCACGGGCAAGAACGCCTACTTTGAACAGATCGGCTCTACCGCTGCTCAAGTTCGTACTTCGCGTCATTCGGATACGCCGCGTATGGACACGCCGCATTCCCGTAGGCGTGTTTCTCTGGCAGACTACGATTGGTCTGACCTTATTGACGATGAAGATCGCATCCGTATGTTGATCGACCCCACCGGCCCGTATGCAAAAGCAGCGGCAATGGCAATGGGTCGGGCAATGGATGATGTCATCATCGCCGCTGCTGACGGCACCGCCTACACGGGCGTTGCTGGTGGAACTTCCACGGCATACGATACTGCTATGACGGTTGATGTCCAGGTTGGCATTTCGCCAGCCGCAGACACCGGCTTGAATGTTGGGAAACTTCGTTCCGCAAAGCAGTTGCTCGATGCCAACGAAGCTGAAGATGACGATCGTTATTGTGTCATCAATGCTTTGCAGCTTAAAAACCTATTGGCTGAGACAGAAATCACATCCAGTGATTATGCTGTTGTCAAAGCCTTGGTTCATGGTGAAGTGGATACCTTCCTCGGATTCGATTTTAAGCGCACTGAGCGTATTGGAACGGATGCCAACTCAGATCAGAAGGTTCTGTTTTGGCAAAAAATGGGCATGAAGTTGGCCCTCGGCAAGGAACCCCAAGTGAAAATCAGTGAGCGTGATGATAAAAATTACGCGACTCAGGTCTTCACCTCAATGTCACTCGGTAGCACCCGCATGCAAGAAGAGCTTGTCGGTTTTATCGAATGTGACCCATCGTAAAGGAGGACTGAATCATGGCTGTTACTACTGAAAAGTCCACCGAATACACAAACGCCACTGCTACTCCGGTTGTTAATAACAACACCACGGAACAGCATGGGCGTGTGCGTATTGCGTTTTTTACCCACACCCAAAGCGGTGCTGGTGATGCAACCTCTAGCGTAGCCCTGTGCAAATTGCCACCTGGCCGTGTTCGGGTTCTTGCCTCACTATCCCGTGCCTATGTTAACTGGACTACCAGCAGTGCGACATTGGATTTGGGTTGGGATGCTCACACGAACCTGTCTGGCACAGCGGTTGTCGCTGACCCGAATGGTTTGATCGATGGCCTTGCTGTCGATACCGTGGGTTTCCAAACGCTGGAAGGTGCCGTTGCGGCAAACCTTCTGACGGGTGGGACGTATGTTTTGGAAAGCAAGGATGGCGTCGTCATCCGTGCGACTAGCCAAGACACTGCCATTGCCTCTGGCGATGACCTTGTCGGCTACATCTGCTACGTCCTAGACTAGCCTTGGTAATGGGGGGCGGCAGCGTTATGCGCCGTCCCCTATTTCTTCTTTAGGAGATATTAAATGGCAACAACTTTCGTAGAAATAGCCAACAGGGCCATCACCTTTCTTGGCGGCGACCCGATCACGGCTTTGACCGATGATACGAAAGAGGGCCGGTCTTGCAATCGTCTGTATGAGCAAACCCGCGACCAGTTGCTGCGCGATCACCACTGGAATTTTGCCATTAAACGCGCTTCCATTGCAGCCAATACCACGGCACCGCTTTACGAATACACCAATGCCTATGACTTCCCCGATGGGTGCTTGAAGATCATTGACGTTGAGGCGACAGAGGAATGGTTTGTCGAAGGTCGGCAGATCGTCACTGACCAGGGTGCGCCACTGAAAATCGTTTACATTAACCGGGTTACTGACCCCAATTTATTTGACGCAAAATTCATTGAAACATATTCGATGAGACTTGCCGCAGACATCGCCTATGACATTACAGCGTCACAGACTGTCGCGGCACAGGCCGAACAGAAGTTTGCCGCATTGATGCAAGCTGCACGGCTGGCTGATGCTCAAGAGAGCATGGAAGCAAAGTCATTGTCTTGGTTAGAGTCGAGGCTTTAAATGAGTCGCGTCACAACAATCCAAACCAACTTCACTGCCGGCGAATTGTCGGAGGAGTTGTTTGGTCGTGTTGATATTTCAAAATATGTTAATGGCGCGGAAACAATAGAAAATTTTATTGTCCATCCACACGGCGGCATTTCACGCAGACCCGGTACGCGATTTGTAAAGGAAATAAAAACCAGCGCAGCTAAAACGCGCTTAATCCCATTTGAATTTTCGACAACACAGGCATATGTGATTGAATTTGGAAACCTGTATTGCAGATTTTACAAAGACAAGGGTTCAATCCTTGAGGGGACAAATGCAATCACGGGCGCGACAGCCGCAAACCCCGTTGTCTTAACGGTTAGCAATTCATATACTAATGGCGATGAAATTTATATATCATCTGTTGTCGGAATGACTGAGTTGAACGGAAAATATTTTAAGGTTGCCAGTGTCTCTGGTTCCAGTGTCGCGCTTACAAATGTTGACGGCACCAACATTAATGGGTCTGCTTACACGGCGTATTCAAGTGCGGGAACCACGGCACGGGTTTACACGCTGACGACAACCTTTGCCACCGCCGACCTTCCACAATTACAGTTCGCGCAGTCTGCCGACATTCTTTATATTTCCCACAGTTCGTACGCCCCAAAGAAGATGAGCAGGACTGGTCATACGTCTTGGACAATCACAGACATCGCATTCACAGATGGGCCATATCAAACAGAGAACATCACGGCGACCACATTAACACCTGGGGCCGCGACAGGTTCCGGCGTGACGTTTACGGCATCTGCGGCAACGGGCATCAATGGCGGCGACGGCTTTCAAGCCGCTGACGTTGGCCGGTTGATCTCTGTGGGACATCAAGCAACAAAGTGGGCCGCATCAACAGCATATGCTTTGGCAGCTATAGTAAGAAATAGCGGCAACGTCTATGAATGCATTAAGGCAGGGACATCGGATTCAAGTGGCGGTCCCTCCGGCGAAGGCGATGAAATTGTCGATGGCGGGGCAACGTGGAAATACTTACGCGATGGGGGCATCCAGTGGGGTTACGGGACAATCGCGTCAAGAGCATCTACAACTGTTATCACAGTTAACATAGTATCGGCATTAGGGGGAACGTCGGCAGAAACAAAGTGGCGGCTGGGGGCTTGGTCGAATCAAACGGGTTGGCCGGGAGCCGTTGCATTCTACGAACAACGCCTATTTTGGGCCGGGTCTGTAGATCAACCACAAACAATATGGGGTTCAAAGTCGGGCGATTACGAAAACCACACACCGGGGACGTTGGATAATGACCCCGTGATCTACACACTGGCAACAGACCAGGTCAACGCCATCAGGTGGCTTTCACCTGGCAAGGTCATGGCCGTTGGCACCGTTGGCGGCGAGTTTGTTATTTCCGGTTCGACCACTGCTGATCCCTTAACTCCGACAAATGTCAGGGTCGTAAGAGAGGGGACGCGGGGGTCGTCACAACATAAGCCTGTGCGGATTGACAATGTCGTCATGTTTATCCAGCGGCAACAGCGCAAGATCAGAGAATTTATATATGCCTTTGAGAGCGATGCATACCAATCACCTGATTTGACGATCCTGTCACCTCAAGTGGCTAAGGGCGGCGTTACGGAAATCATATTTCAGCAGGAGCCAAATGCCATCATCTGGGGGATTAAGGCGGATGGACAACTGGTCGGCCTCACATACTTGCGTGACCAGAAGGTTGTTGCGTGGCACCGGCACAAGATTGGCGGTTCGTTCTCTAGCACGGCGTGGGGTATTGTTGAATCCCTTGCCATTATACCTGGAACTGGTGAAGATGAACTGTGGATGATTGTCAAGAGAACAATCAACGGCGTAACCCGGAGATATGTGGAATTTCTGGAAAGTACGTTTGACGCTGACGAGGGAATGGTTAAATCGGGCGCATTCTTCGTTGACAGCGGATTAACCTACTCAGGATCTGCCACAGCGACCGTGAGCGGCCTTGACCACCTTGAAGGTGAAACCGTACAGATATTGGGCAACGGCAACGTCTACCCCGATCAGGCGGTCGCCTCTGGTGGCCTTTCGGCTATATCTCCGACAATTACCACGGGGCAGATCGGCCTGGGGTCTACAGCACTTGTGAAGACGCTCCGGCCAGAGGCTGGGGCCGATGACGGGGCTGCACAGGGTAAGACGAAGCGGCCATTTGAATTGACTGTCAGATTTATGCAGACGCTGGGTGCGAAGGTCAGTACAAATGGGACTGACTACGACACCATTCAATTCAGGTCTGGGTCGGATCCTATGGATTCATCGCCGCCATTGTATTCTGGCGACAAGAAAATAAAACTAAGAGGTGGATGGAACGAAGAGGGGCAGACTTGGATTAAACAAGACCAGCCCCTGCCCATCCATGTCACTGCAATTATCACCAGGTTGGTGACAAATGATGGGTAATCCATATGTGTGAGCCGGTTACATTAGGCACCGCCGGGTCGGCGGCAATGGCGGGGACGGTAGTGTCTACGGGGGCCACTATCGCCGCGTTCGCCCCAGCCATTGCGCCAACCACGGGCCTATTCGGCGTTGGCGGCACCTTCAGTGCCATGCAGACGTTTAGTACACTCTCGACAATGAGCAGCCTTTTCGGTGGCCTCTATTCGGGAGCAGCCGCATCGGCCAATGCAAAATACCAAGCCAATATGCACGAATATCAGGCGAAGGTTGACGAAAACAATGCCATCATGGAAGAACGTGCAGCAGAATACGATGCAGACATTATTGACGCAAGGAAACAGCGTTATTTGTCTTCCAAGCAAGCCAACAGCGGGAAGAATGGAACGGTCATTGCCGATGGCTCAAACCTCGCAACGACCATCAATTCATACGAAGAGTTCACGGCAGAACGCCTCGCACGTTTGTATCAGGGTGATGTAGCAGCATCGGCACTGAGAACAGGGGCGAAGACGCAGGGGTTTGCCGCAAAGAATGCCCGTAAGAACGCAAAACGCTCTGAGTATGGAAGCTACATCAACGCCGCCACGACAATTACCAAGGGCGCGTATAAGGGGGGCTTGTTAGCATAATGCCCGTTGCACCAGGATACCTTCGCCAAAGTGGATTACCCAAGTCAAGCGGTCAGCGCGGTCTTCCGTCTGTTCAGGTAAACGACAGCATCGGCCAGTCCCTCACTCAGGCTGGCGGCTTCATGGGTGCCATTAGCGACCAGATGAGGGAAATACAGTCGGGCAGTGACCTGTCTCAGGCACAAGTTAACGCCACCCTCAAACTTTCAAAACTTGAAACGTCAATGTCCACAATGGATGGGTCGCCTGACGTTATCAACGAACACTTCGCAAACAATAAAGAAATCATATTTGAGGAAGCCGCATCTCACATTGCCGACCCACGGGTTCGCAAGAAATTTGCTGATAACTATGGTGTGTTGTCGGCGCAGTCTCAGGTAAAGATTCAGTCTGCCGGCGTGAAGCGTAAATTTGACCGTGCAGAGGGCGACCTTCACATTGCATTGGATCAGTATGCCCGTGGCATTGCAATGGTCAAGGGTAAGCCCACCAAGGTCGATGTAGACACGGCAATGCGAATGGGCCTTGCCGACATCGACCGTGCCGTCAAGAGCGGCGTTATCAAGGCAGATGTCGCAGCCAAGAGGGCAATCAAGTATGTAACACACCTGGCAGACAACGCCGTTGTCGGTTGGCTAAATGATCCAGCGGGAGGGACAACCCGTTCTAAGTTACTGGAAATGGAAGCCGGTAAATTTGCAGACAAAGACATTCAGAAGTATTGGGGGATCATCGGCTCTGATGAACGTAAGAAGGCTGGGTTAATCTCCCGCGCCATTACGAACATATCCCGTAGCCTCGCCTTCAACGACAAGAAGGATGCGAAGGAAAAGGCTGCATTGGTGACGGCATCAAAGCAATCCTTGCTGGAATACTATACAATAGGGACAAGCCAAGACAGGAAACACGCCATTGTAGCAGAGGCTGCTAAAAACCCTGAGTTTAACCCCAATGCTTATAATCAAATGGTAAAGGACTTGTCTGGCCTCAGTGAGCGATTCGACGACCCAAAAAAGAAGACACAATTACAGTTACGGATAATGAGAACCCCACACGAGGTGACCGACGAAGACATCGTTGCCGCTGGGTTTTCTGGCCCGACCACATCCGCTTTTCTTAAACTTAAAAACACTGAAGACAGTGCAAGGACAAAACGTGCCAAGGAGATGCTTTTAAGGCACCCAGTGTTCATTCCCAAAAACCGGGCCGACAAGCGCACCAACGCCCTTGGCGTGGAACAGGCAGAGGTCTGGACGACAGTCCTTGAAGAGATGACTGAAGCCGAAGACAAGGGAAAGTCTTACGACCCCGTTGCCCGCACCAAGGAACTGATTAAAGAATTTGAAGAAAAGGGCAAGACCCCGGATGGAGAAAAAGCCACTGCTCAAACCGAATTGCGTAATTTGGGTATCACTAAGGCAGAAGATGTGGAAGTGTGGATTACCAAGAACATAACAGAGTACAAGTTGACCACGTCCAGAGTTAACCAAATCAGGGCGTGGGGAGCAAAGGCATTTTAATGGCAGATCTTGACGATTCCTACGGTGCTACTTTAGCCCTAAACGACAACCCCCCGCCGCTTGACCCCATCAGCGCACCTGCGACAGATGACGGCCCCAGCTTACCAGAGGGCGGCACTGTGCCTGGTGCCTCATATAGGTATGACCCTGCGACCCACTCCATTGTCGCTGTCCCTGACATTGCATCCATGCTGCGTCCGGCAAAGATTGCATCTGATGGCAAGCAAGGGTCTGCTCCGGCACCGTATGGCGTTGGCAACTATCTCGATAATGTTGCGACAACTGTCGGCGACATTCCGGGGATGGTTATGAGGGGCGGTGCAACGGGCATTGCAGAACTCTTATATTCGTCTGGGATATTGGACAAATCACAAGTCACCAAGGCCCGTGAATTTTTAAAGACGTTATCGGAAAAGGCAAAAGACGAAGGCGTAAACCCCGTTGTCAATGCCATTGGTGAGGGTGTGGGACAGTTCCTCCCCGCGTTTCTCCCCGTATTTTACGGTTTACGTGCATTACAGGTCATTAACCTGGGGCGCATCGGTGCCAGTCTTATTGCAGAGGCCGTCAGTGGGGCGTTTTCGTTTAACCCCGATGAACCAAACATCGCCAAAATAGCACTGGAACACGTTGACCAAAAGGAACTGCTTGGCGTTGTCACGAAGTTGATGGCGACAGACCCTGCCGATGGTGACGCAATAAACCGCATACGCAACGGCATCCAGGATATGGCCATCGTTGGTGCGTTTGACGGCTTGGTTCACGCTGTTCCGAAGGCTTGGGCAGCGGCGAGGGGTCGTGTGGCAGAAGGCAAGTCGCCTATTCAAATGGGTGGCAGTATCGAGAATGTCGGCCCTGGGGGGAAGGTGCCGGGGGATCCTGTGGATCTTTTATTCAGAACCTATTATGGGGGAGCAAATCTCACCCCATCAGCGTCAAAAAAGATAAAAAAGATAATGAGTGAGGCTGGAGGAAAAACTTGGAAGGAGATGGAAGCAGCCCTTCTTTCCAATGACGGGTTGAAAAATCGGATTAGAGATGTTGTGTCTGGGGTGAAAGAAACCCGATCAAAGGGGAGGTGGCCGGCCAAGATTGACCTTACAACAGTCGATGGGGTGTTTTCCGCGTTGCGACAAAAACTTGGAGCAACATTCGATGGCAAGGGGTCGAATTCGAAGTATATGCACACGGCTGATGGCACAGCGTACCGGGTCAGCGACCACAAGTCTGCCACAAGGAGATCCGACCAGTCGGATCTGTTTATCGAGGTCTACCCAGAAGATGATGGCATGAAGATTGTTGCTGGTGATAATGAAGTGATGCTCCCCTGGGGCAGCAAGGAACTGACGAGCAGGGATGGGCTGCAAAAAATAATTGACGCTATCCAACCGACTGGGGGTAAGGTTCCGGGGGAGCGTAGGGGTATTCAGTTCCCCCGTGAAAAAACAGATACTAATTTACGTGCGCGGAATCTTCGTCGGATCTCAATGGAGGTCGATCCTGGCGAAGGATCCCCCTGGGCCGCTAAGTACGGCAAGGCATACGGCGCCCTGGAAGAGAGTGACAAGTATCTCATCAATGAATCGGTGACCGCGAAAGCAATCGAAATCGCCAGTCGTCGTGAAGGCATTACTCTAACCGGCAATGTCCACGGTACTGGTGGCTGGGAACTGTACCAAAACCCGACGACCGTGCAGCAGACTTTTGCGTCGAAGGAAGCCGCAACTAGAACAGCCGCCCGACTGGGACTTATGCTTAATCAGACAGAAGTTTGGGTAAATTCTGCCAAACCATTGACTAAAAACCCCACACATTACGGGATCGACATCATTGAGGGCGGCACAAGTAATTTGCGTGACAGCAACAAATTGCGTGAATTGTTCACCCGCATAACCGAAGCCGACCCATCCGGTATGGTTCGCGGTTACCAGCCCGTGGAGTTCGATAACGGGGCCATCGGCATCCGTATTATTATTGATAAGGATACGATGAAAGGCTTTTCAAAGGCCAACAAGACTAACCTTAATGTTGCGGGGGACACGGTGAAGAACTTTTTCGATAAAACAATGAATGACATTGTGTCAAAACTTGACTATGATGTTCGTCTCGATTTGCAGGAGATTGAATTAACCAAATTGCGGAACGATTGGAAGGAGCATCCCAATGGGCAAGGTTTTAAGTCGTACCTACATAACAAGGCCGGAACAGATGCGAACGCTGAAGGCGGGACCGCTTTCGATCTTGATGGGCAGGAACTTGAGAAATACTTCTCAGGACTCCTCAGAGGACTCCTCAGAGGCTCCAAAGGCGCAGCCAAAGGCACAGCCAAAGGAAGCACCAAAGGCGCAGCCAAGGGTAAAATAGCCAAGCCTCGCGCCTCCAAGGGAGGCGGCTGATGGCGATTGACCAAACTGCTACTATCATTAATCCTCAAGCCTCGACAAATCTGCCGGGGCTTTTTGATGGGATGATGGCACCCACGACACCCGCTGACGCAACACCTGCGCCTATCACAAACACGGAAGTCCCCGTGCCACCAGAGGCGATCGAGACACCCACACCCACTGACGGACCCCCAGAGGGAACGCAGGTCGCAGGGATTGGCGGGATTGGCTCAAAACTGCTTAAAGAGATCCTCGGTAAAACTGGCATGCCACCCCAAATGGGCAGCAAAACCAAGATGCCAAGTGTCGGCGATGTCATTAAAGACGGCGACCCCGCTGGGTTAATGAATAACCACGTTATCGTCAGAGAGGCCACCACAGCAGAGGTTGACGAATTTAACAGTCTAATAGGCAAGACAGAGGGTGCGCCCTCCCCCACCTCGGCCCAGAAGGCCCAGGGAATACCTGTCGCAGAGTTTAACTTAAACAACATCACTGGCCCTGACGAACTCAAGGCAACCATCGACAGCATCTCAGAGATGTGGAAAACACAAGCCCACAAGGCTGGCCGTGGCAAGATGTCTCAGAAAGAGACAATGAAACTTGCGACAGACATGGGCTTCGACAAGACCGTTGAGAGGCTGCTACGCCGCACTGAGGGTGACGCATTCAACGCAGAACAGATCACGGCATCCCTACAGGCCATAGCCACATCGGGAATGGAACTCAACAGGCTGGCGAAGATCGCAAGCACGAGTGTTGACAGCCGCGACCTTCTGAAGTTCCGACAGCACCTCTCGTTCCACAGTGCCTTGCAAATACAGATGAAGGGCGCACAGATTGAAGCTGGTCGCGCACTGGGGGCATTTAAGATTCCCCACGGCGTTGGCCCTGACGTAGACGTTAAAGCCATCCAAGACCTGATGACAGAATTCGGTGGCGAGAAATCAGTCCGCGACATGGCGAAGTCATACCTCGACCTGCCATCAATGGCCCAGAGAAACAAGTTCACTTATGGCGCTTGGGACAAGGTCAAGGGGACATGGTTTGAAGTTTGGATTAATGGCCTTCTGTCTTCACCGGGTACGCATGTCGTCAACATGACCGGCAACACCATATTCCAGTTGATCCAGATCCCTGAGAAGTTTGGGGCTGGTTTGATCGGGCTTGCCCGCGAGTCGTTTGGATCTAAGGCAGATCGCGTCTACCTGGGGGAAACGACAGCAGACTTATTCGGCGCGATCCAAGGCTTCGGAGATGGATTACGGACATTTGCCATTGCAATGAAGACGGGCCAGCCCGTGCGTGACGTTGCCTCAAAGATCGAGGGCGCACAGCGTAAGATGATTACTGGAGATAACCTCTTACCGGATTCTTTGTCGGGAACCCAGAGTGGCGAGATACTCAGTAAGGGCATCGACTACATGGGGACGGTCATTGGCTTACCCGGCAGGGCGTTGATGTCTGAAGACGAGTTCTTCAAAGCTGTTGCCTATCGCCGCTCTTTGAATTCCTTGGCGTATCGTAAGGCCACCAAGATGCGCCGTGACGGTGCGACACAGGATCAGATTGACGATGCAATGGAAGACATCTTCGCTGGTCGTGACAAAGACATTGTGGCGCAGTCTGAGGAATTTGCCCAGTATGCGACCTTCACCAATCCTGTAACTGGTGCCACAGGCCAACTCGGCGTTGTCCTTCAGTCAACGGTCCTTGGCCGCATGATGGTTCCGTTTTACAGAACCCCTGTCAACATTTTCAAGGCTGGCGCAGAGCGTTCACCCTACGGGTTTGTTAGGGCCATTGCCAATGCCAAGGATCCTATTTTGAGGGACACTCTAATTGCCCGTGCGGCAATGGGGACTTCGGTAATGGCGTGGGCCGGCAGTTCATACGCCGAAGGCAAGTTGACGGGCAGTGGCCCATCTAATGCCACCCTTCGCAAGCAGATGGAAAGCCTTGGCTGGAAACGGTGGTCGATGGTTTCCGTTAAGGAAGGCGTGGAGACTCCCCGCTGGTTGCAGGTCGGCCATCAAATGATATTGCACCCCGATGACGTTGAATACGTCAGCTACGAGCGCATGGAGCCTGTGTCACTGATTCTCGCAATCGCAGCAGACGTCACCGAAAGGTTTCGCTGGCCCACGGCCACACAAGAAGAAGGCGAACACATCGTCATGTCTGCAATGGGCACGGTATTTGACTACATGAAGGAACAGACCTTTATGAAGGGGGTTGCAAACATTGCCGATGTTATGTCAATGCGTTCAGGTGGTGCCCGCCAACAGGGCGTGTCGAGGGTTATCCAATCCTTGGTCGGTTCTCAGATTCCTTATTCGTCATTGCTTGCAAACATCGAGCGGCTGCGCGACCCCAAGATGAGTAGCATCATATCTGATCGCAACGAGGCACCAGGTCTACGCGACCTGTATGCCGGCCTAAAGAAGATGGAAGACCGCACACCCTTTGGCGAACAGAAGGGGCCGTTGCTCAGAGACAGGTTTGGCAATCCCCGCATCTCAAAGAATGCGTCAATCAGGGAGACACTCCTGCCGCCATTCATTGCAGACATATTTGGCGACGACATTAAGAAGATCGAGGCTGACCCAGTGATGGTTGCCGTTGTCTCTGCCGGGGTGCCACTGCAGATGCCAAACCGGAAGATCAAAGGTGTCCCACTGACGGCTGAAGAATATGATGTTTTGGTAAAGCTGTCGGCCAACCTGCCAGGGAAAGATCCACGCGGAAAGCCATACCCATCATTTTACACGGAACTCAAGGAAATCGTAAACAGTAAATCGTTTAAAAACGGGAACAAGGCCGACCAACAAACCCTGATTAAGTCGGTGGACTCAGACTACAAGGCCGATGCACTCGACCTCATCCTTTACAGTGAAGACCCAAAGTACGCCATCTCATTTGCTGATTTGCGGGAGAAGGTCGCACATCAACAGAAAATTATTGACAGTGTCGGGAGACAAATCCAATGACCGTATCTTCAACAACGACATCAGTGTCCTATACCGGCAACGGGTCAACCACAGCATTTGCTGTGACGTTCCCCTTCCTCGGAACTGCGGCTGCATCGGAAATCACGGTGGTGGAGAGGGTGATTGCCACGGGCGTGGAAACGACTAAGACATATACCACACACTACACAGTGTCTGGGGGGAGTGGATCCACGGGGACGGTGACTGCCGGCACAGCCCCTGCAACCACTGTCCAGTGGCACATCAGACGCAACACCACCACCACGCAGACCAGTGACTATGTCACCAACGACCCCTTCGCCGCAGATACGATTGAAGACAACCTCGATCGGCTGACGATGACCGGGCAGGAGCGCGACGGTGATATTGCCCAGGCTTTCAAATACCCCAACACATATACAGGCGGTGCATCTGTCACCTTCCCTGAACCTGTGGCTGGGGGGTTCATAACATTCAACGCCGCTGCCAATGCTCTCACGACATCGACAACGGCTGCTGGGCAGTGGCTTGGCGGTAACGGCACGGTATCCCTGCCTTATTACACATTCTCTTCCGACCCAGACACTGGGTTATACCGGATTGGTGCCAATAACATTGGCGTGGCAACCAATGGTGTGAAGCAAGTCGATGTCACGACCACTGGCGTTGCAGTCACCGGGACAATTTCCGGTACTGCGATCACGGGGTCTGGCATCTTATCCATTGACGATACGACCACTTCGACAAGTGCCACGACAGGTTCTGTCCACACTGATGGCGGACTTGGCGTAGCCGGGGCTGCATTTTTCGCGGGGACAGCTAAAATAGTAGGTGTTACCACACATGGCGGGGACGTTCTCTCTGATACGGATAGCACGGATTCAATCGGCTCAAATGCCGTCCGCTGGCTCAAGGGTTGGTTTGACTCTCTCGTTACCACTGGCAACATTGACGTTGCGGGCAACCTCACCGTCACTGGCGACTTGACCGTTAATGGCACGACCACCAATGTTGACACGACCAATATGGTTGTCTCAGACACACTCATCAAAATAAACGATGGCGCAACGTCTAACATAAATGACATGGGCCTCCTTATGGAGCGTGGTTCTACTGGTGATAACGTCTTCGTGGGTTGGGACGAGAGTGGAGATTACTTCGCCGTTGGCACGACCACTGCTGATGGGGACACCACAGGCAACATTTCCTACACGCTCGCCCAAGCTAGGCTGGCTGGCCTTAACCTTAGTGGAACCTCTGCTGATCTTGGCACAGTAACCACTATCGACATTAACGGCGGCACGGTAGATGGCGCAGTGGTCGGCGGTGCTTCCGCTGCTGCCGGCACGTTCACCACGTTGGGCGGCACAGCCATCTCAGCCTCGACCTCTCTTGCTCTCGCCACTGGCGCGACTGTCACAGGCATCCTCGATGAGGACGCAATGGGGACGAACAGCGCGACACAACTTGCTACGCAACAGTCCATCAAGGCATACGTTGATAGCAGCGTACCTGAGAATGGTATCAAGTTCGCTTTTGAAAGCACGACCACCGATGCCGACCAGGGCGTTGGTAAGGTGTGGCTAAATCACGCAACGCCCTCCAGCGCGACAGTCCTATACATAGATGATGTTGAGGCTGGCGGCGTGAGTGTCAATGCTTGGGCCGATAGCATGGACAATAGCGTAAACGCGGTTTCGCGGGGGGTGATTTACATTGCCTCCTACGGCACGACAAATGCGCTCCTTGTCTTTAATGTGACGGGTGCTGTTACGAGCGCATCCACTTATTCAAAGGTGGCAGTCACCCACGTTCTCACTGTCGGCACTATCTCTGATGGCGACAGCATCGGCGTGACGTTTGTTGCGGCGGGTGCCGATGGCACGGGTGACGTAGTTGGCCCTTCATCAGCAACGGACAACGCAGTTGCTAGGTACAACACCACCACCGGTAAGCTCCTGCAAAACTCTGGTGTGACTATAGATGATAGCGGTAACCTTGCGGCGACCAGTCTGGACGGTATCCTTGGCTCTGGCACCCCTGCTGCTGCGACAGTGACCCAACTTACGTCGGGCGGTGTAATTGTTTCGGACACCGACAGTACAGATGATTTAGGTACTACCGGGGTGCGGTGGGCTAATCTCTTTGTCGATGCAATTACGGCAACTGACCAGATAACAGCTACCGGGTTCACCGGCACCTTGGACGGCATACTTGGCTCTGGCGCTGCTGCTGCGGCAACTGTGACGACGTTAGTAACAAGTGGAATTGTGTCTGTCGATGACACCACAACATCAACGTCAGCGACGACAGGCAGTATTCACACTGATGGCGGACTTGGCGTAGCAGGTACGGCGTTTTTAGCGGGTGCAACGACTCTTAATGGCGGGGCCAACGATGCTGTTGGCGTTACGATTACGGGTTCCCGAAATTGGGAACTCCGCGCGGGACTGCCCGGTGTGTCTAATGGTTATCTCTCTTTTCAGGATGCGACTGCCGATACCAGTCGGATGTATATAACCGATAGCGGAACGGTCCATGTTGTAGGCACGTTCACGGCTGGGACTAAAACATTCTTGATTCCACACCCTCTGGATGCAAAAAAATCAACACACAACTTGGTGCATAGTTCTATAGAAGGTCCACAAGCTGACCTGATTTACAGAGGGTCAGTCGATCTGGTCTCTGGAAGTGCAACCATCAACATTGACACCGATGCTGGGATGACGGCGGGAACATTTGTCGCGCTATGTGACGATGTGCAGAGCTTTACGTCAAATGAGGCCGGATTTACAGCCGCAAAGAGCAGCGTATCAGGGAATGTCCTCACGATTACTGCCGAGGCTGGTGACTGCACAGACACAATCTCTTGGATGGTAATTGGGGAGCGCAAAGACGCTCACATGATTGCATCTGATCTGACAGATTCTAGCGGTAAGATCATCGTAGAATCTGTTATGCCATCTTTGTAGGAGAGTAGAAATTGGCTACTGTTAAAGACGTATCCGCAAAACTAAACACGCACGAAGCTGTCTGTGCTGAGCGCTGGAAGGAAACCATCGAGCGCATTAAGCGTTTGGAGATGGTTATGATCGGCTCTGCGGGGGCAGTGATTCTTCTTCTCGTTGGGATGCTCTGGAAAATTTAA